GTAAAATAGTTCCTAATAAAATTGTTGTGCTAGATGTAAGAAATTTTGTTCCAAAAATAGTTATTCCACCTGGAACCCAAATAGCTAAAGCAAACATTGCAGCAGCGCCGAGCCACATCCACCAATTATCTCCGCTACCAGCAAGCACAGGGACAATTCTAATGTTACGTACTTTCTTAGATATTGGGCAGCTAAGCTTGTCAATTTTATCGTTAGTTATGTTTTCATGTCCAACAACTATGCGATATCTTACGCCACGATTTTCAGCATCTTGTAAATAACTTAAAAAATTGCTAAAATTAGCTTTTAAAGCACGAAGTACTTCAGCAACTGATTCTACCGCTAAATCAAGTTTGCTAGTAAATAAATCGCCTAATTCACCTTCTAGGAAGACAGAGATCATGAGTTATCCTATTATTCCTTTGGTTCCAAATTGGGACAGCACAAAGTCAGAGCAATCAAATATTATTGTAACTAAATACCAGCCTAACACAATTGAGGCAAGATCATCAAGAACTAAAATCAATACCACAAATGTTACTTTCTCTGTGTCTGTTAATATAACTAATGGAACTGCTGTAGACACATTCTTGAGAGAACGTAATGGCAAAGCATTTAGAGTGGAAAATGACACTATGCTTTACTCTTGTACAGAATGGACTATACAAGCATTGGGAGAAGGTATTGATTTATTCTCAGCTACATTTGAACAAGTTAGGAGATTTTTATGATTCCAAATTTATTAAGTTTGAATCCAGATTCATTTATAGAATTATATGAGATATATAAATACAGAGTGGAAGATATAAATAAAGATGAAGCTGCACAAAATCCTAACGTGCCATCAACAATGATTGAAACAATTAGGATTGGTAGTATAGCTATTGATGAAAACACACCATGGGTTGTCTTTGAAGGCAAAACTTATTACGCAGTTGGATGTCAAGGAGAAGGATTTGATTTAATTGGACGTGGTACTATTCCTACTCCAACATTAACTGTATCTAACGTTGGTGGTATTTTAACTAAATGGCTAAAAGACAGTAGAGATCCAGCATACAGACTGGAAGGCACACACGTCAAAAGGCGCGTGACTCAAAAAAGATTTTTAGATGGACAAGTAGATGCTAATGCTGGGGTAAAAGAACTGCCAATACAAATTTATGTTATTGAACAGCTAGTAGAAGAGAACTATACTAACGCAAAATTCAGACTCGGATCTGCCTTCGACGTTGAGGGAATAACATTGCCAGCTAGAGTAATGGTGCGTAGCTGCACTTGGGTATATCGTAGTCCAGAATGCAGTTACGCTAATCCTGCAAAATTTACAATAACTAATGCCATAACACAGAATGCAAGTGAAGATTTCTGTGCAAAAACTATTGCAGCTTGTGAAACAAGATTTGGTGTAGGCAGTATATTACCATTTGGTGGATTTCCAGGATTAAATACTTACTAAACCTCGGATTCATTGCGTTTTAATTTCATGTATATCTTTATCTTGTTCCGTAGTTCTAGCTCCTGTATTAATCCACTAACAACTAATCTATTCACAATTGAACTGATAGATTCTTCTGTTTCTTGATGGATTAATTGTAAAACAGCAAAAACATCAGTTGATACAGATACGGAAACTTGTTTCATATTACCTCTCATTGCTTACTAAATTAACTATACATTATGTATAATGTACATAGCAAAAAAGTCCGACTTTTGTCGGACTAAAGGAGGTAACATACATGGAAATTATAACTAAATTTAAGCCTATCCCAGACAAATATTCCTCTTTGGATAGACTCATGTGTCCACTAGAATTTAAACAAAAGTGGAAATTAACGATAGACGAGATGTCTTGGGTGCTGCAAATTAGTCCGGATACTTTTAAGTCTTGGGCTGTACCTGAGACAAGTGCCAAAAGCAGAAAAACACCTTTAATTGCTTTTGTTGCTTGCAAAGCATTAGACACTCTTTGGGAGCAACAAGGTATGCCCAACGTTAGAGTTTTGATGAATTTACATTAAAAACTAATTTAATTACAAAACTGTGTACTTTGTCCACGCTATTTGTGTACAGAGTACACTTGCTTTATATATACTTTATTCTTATAGTTTAAACATAGTTCCAGAAACATTCCAGAAATAGTTCGGAAGTAAGACGGAAGTAAGGAGGAAAAATGGATACAGACATCTTGTATCCTGTTAAACACAAAAGACAGTATAGGAGGAAAACTCAGTCATCGGTGGTGCTATCTGATTGCACCAGAGAAGCAATTGCACTTGAGCTGGAAGTATCTACTAGAACTGTTCAAGAGTTAATCAGAATTGCATCAACGTATATTGATTTGTTTAATGAGTATACAGATGACAATTACAGATTAAATGGTTTGCCGATAGATTCAAAACAACAAGTTGAAGTGTTAAGGCAAATTAGACAAGTTAGACAAAAGTACAGACACGTCAAAGACAAGTCCTTTATTAAGAAGGAGTATCAAAAAATCAACCAAAGAGTTAAGGAGGAACAAAATGGCAGTCAAGAAAGTAACAGTTAAAGATGTCGCAGCATCAATTGGCTGGACAGTCAAAGAGTTGGTAACAAGACTAAATCAGGAGCCTGGCATCAATGTTGCCCCTAGCGAAGCTTTTCCGACTTTGTCAGAGGACAGCGAGTTGTGGAAGCAAATCCAAGCTGCTGCTCAAAAAAGTCAAGTTAGTCAAGAGCCAGTTAAAGAGTCTGTCGCTATTGGAGAAGGCGAGATTAGTCCATACCAAACGCCAATACAAACAGTTGACACATTAGCTGAAGCTCAGAAAGTATTAGCAGAAGAGACAACTGGCATTCAAGTAGAACAAGCTCGTATACTTGGCTCTGTTGCTGGCATTAATGAAACCATTACATATTTTACAGCACGCCAACAAGTCACTGAAGCATTGCTTAGACATCATATTGAGCAACAAACTAATCTCACAGATAGTTTAATCGGAAAAGCCCAAGAATCTTCATTTGAACTGCACAAGCAGACAAGAAATAGCTTGTCAGGAGCCTACGAATTAAAAAAAACTCTAGAAGAGCAAAAAGCCAGGTTGAAAAACATAGTGACGCAAATGACACAATCATTTGGGATGTAATCAGACTGGTTAATGAATCGACTTTAGCGCAAATAGAGTTAGCAATATCGATTGGGCAAATTGATATGCTTCAGCAAATTCTAAAAAGAAGAAAGGAGTTAATTAAAATCATGATTGACACATTGTTAGGAGTATCAAGTGTAGCAGGAGTAGCGACTATAGCGAGTTATTTTGCTGTTGCCACTGCTGTAGTCAATCCAGTTGTATTAACGGCATTAGGTGCAGCTGCTTTTTTAAGCGGTGTCTATATGCAATTTTCATCATCTAATTTAATTCAAATTACCCGGAGAAAATAACATGTTGCTTAACGGAAAAGAACAAATCACAAGTCGTGTAGTAACTCAAATTACTAATACTACGCTGGAAAATGGTGGTACTTTGCATGACAAAATAGAAACGCATTATTCACCAATTAATTCACACGTTGATAATGCTTTTTCTGCTGCAATTGTACCTTTAGCAATTGCTCTTGGCATATCCGGAGTAATTGCAGTATCTAACTGGACAGCGCCTCAATCACAGTCAAGAACATCATCCATTTGCTCAAATCAATAGAGGCAACATGCTTAGCACATTGAAAGGATTTTTCTCTAACACAGGAGACAAATTAGAAAACATTTTGTATGGAGTCAATAAGCCAATTTTCCCATACGTTTACGAAGTAAGTGAGGAGGAAGTGAAGCAAATTACTGAAGACGCAACTGCAACAGAACAAATGGCTGCAAGAGTAAAAACATATCTAAAAGCAGTGGAAAGAAAAACCAAAAGTGTTGAAGAAATGTTTAATGCAAACAATGCTTTTGAAAAGTCAATGATGGCAACTGCTGAAAGATTAAATGACAAAAACAAGATGATGTATGCCGCTCGAAAGGAATACAAAAAACAATTGCCTTTTAGCGTCAAAAGGTACTTGCACCCAGCAAGGATTGTAGGCGATTCTACAGCAAACATTATCAAAGGAATTTGTCAATGATGGAAGACGAAAGAATGACAGATATTCAGAATTCAGCAAGGTGGATGTTAGGAGCCAATCAAATACTAATCGTCATAGCTTTTGGTGCTTTTACTGGCTATTTATCCCGCTATTATCCACCTTCTAGTTCTGTCACGATAACAGTAATTACGTTTGCATGTATTTGTGGATTTCTGTTTCCAGCTACAAGAAAAATACTACTTTTAGTTGGAATATTTTATGGACTAGGACTTGTCCTTAGTCATTTGAATTAATTGTTTGGGAGGTGCCAAGTGGATACCATTACTTGCCTCCTTATTCATTTTAAAGGGAGGTATTATGTTCTTTTTTGAATCAAAAGCAAAACCTAAAGTTGTACACAAGAAATTTGAATTAAGTCCAGTTGTGTTGTACAACTTAATTGGAGTAACAATTTTAGTTTTTACACCTGCAATGATTAGCTGGAAAAATGCTAAAGAGTTGCGAGTAGCAAGTAGTGCCGTAGCAGTAATGTACTCTATGGTATTGTTAAAATATGCCCAAAACAATATTGATGAAGCTGATAGACTTGCCATAGAAAAAGAGCATTACTTTACGGCTTATGCTAATGCTTCTGGGGATGTTTATTTAAATTCAGAACAACAAATCAAAAATGCTTTGTTGCCTCCTGCTTCTAGTCCAGAAGTAGACTTAGAAGTTCTGCATCCATTAGAAGATACACTCTTAAAATTAGGCATCAAAGCAACAATAGATGGAGAGCCAATAGATTCTCCTACGTTTACTAGATTCAAGATAGTGCCTGACAAAGGAGTGCATTATCAAAAATTTAATAATTTGTCAGATACTCTAAAAGTTCATATGGGGTATGATACACCTCCACTGATTTCATGTCAAAGCAAGTATGTCTCGATTGATGTAGCAAAGACAGACTCAGAAAGACGTTTTTGTGAATATCAAGAATACTCAAACAATTTGAATTATTCTCTTGAGAAGTTCACTGTTCCTATTGGAGTTGACATCAACAACAATCTTGTTGAAGTGTCGTTATCAGATGCTAACTCCCCTCATTTATTGATTGCTGGAACTACTGGTAGTGGCAAGAGTGGTTGGTTAGTAGCTTGCATAACTAGTTTGCTGGATAGATTTCCTGCTGATAAATGCAGACTATTTTTGATTGATCCAAAGCTAGTTGAGTTTGATATTTTTGAAAAATACAAACAAGTTGAGTTGGTAACAAAACAAGAAGACGCTCTTACTTTGTTGCACAATTTACTTAACACAATGGAAAGTAGATATGAGCTATTCAAAAAACATAAAGCACGGGATTTATCTCAATACAATAGAGAAAATCCTAAGAATATTATGCCACGAGTTGTGGTGTGTTTTGATGAATACGCAACATTCATGGTAGGAGACAGTAAAGATGATTTTAACGATTGTTTATCTCAACTAGCACAGAGAGCGAGAAGTGCTGGAATACACCTTGTATTAGCTACTCAGCGTCCTGATGCGACAATTGTCACGCCTAGGATACGCTCTAACATACCTACTCGCATTGCATTAAAGACTATCCAACACCAGGATAGTGCTATAATTTTAGGAGTAGAAGATGGCACTTTAAATTCCAAGAATTTGTGTGGTAAAGGTGACTTAATTGCTAATTACAATGGCAAGCTAGAAAGACTGCAAGGATTGTATGTCAAAGATGTAGATTACACGTTATCAAATACTGAAATCAAGGAGTTAACAAATGTAGATTCACCTTGCCAGAATGACGAGATTGCCTATAGCTATGGTGAAGCACAAGATAGCGAGAAAGGTGAAGTGTATACTCACTTCTCCAAAACAGCTAAAAAGGATAGTGTACAAGCATTTGAGTCTAAAAACAAATTTGTAACTAGCTTAGTGAAGCTAAAAATCGCTGCTTTAATGTCTGGGGATATGGACGAAACTGAGCCGTTATTTGATGATAGTTATGGGCTGTCATCAGAGCAGCAGCTTTTAGTGTTGAAGTTTTTTCTAGACAAAAATATAGGCAAAGAACGCACAATTAAAGCTTTATGGGGAACAAGTTCTGGTGGTAAAAATCATCATAAATATCAAAAATCAAGTGCTATTTATGATGACATGATATCTAAAATAAAAGAACTTGAATACTCAACACAAGTGTAATATTAAATATTGTGTTAGTTCCGTTTTACTTCTGTTGTAGTTCTGCTTTACTGCTGAAGTATTACCGGAATTTAACCAGTATTTTGGTGTTAACACATTGCCAGTACTGTAAGTAGTTGGGAACAGCAGATAACCTCAATAGTTTGTTCACGTCAAAGTAAATCCAGTAAGCAAAAATTATGATTAAAAACGATAAATGGATTCTAGAAGAATGCAAGAAAGGGATGATTCAACCATATGAAACACAACTTGTTAAATACAATAATGGCAAGCGAATTAGTTATGGATTATCTTCTTATGGTTATGATATTAGTTTGTCTGACACAGAATTCTGGGTGTTTAGAAATGATAACAATACTGTTGTCAACCCCAAGAATTTTATTAGAACAAATCTAGAATCTGTGCCTTTGCAAAAAGATGAATATGGAGAGTTTTTTGTAATTCCAGCCCACTCTTATGGATTGGGAGTTGCACTAGAGAAAATTACAATGCCTGACAATGTAACTGCTGTTTGTGTTGGTAAAAGCACTTATGCCAGAGTTGGATTGATTGCTAACATCACTCCTGTTGAAGCTGGATGGAGCGGACATTTAACATTAGAATTTAGTAATTCTTCCGGTGCTGACTGCCGAATTTATGCAAATGAGGGAATAGCACAATTACTGTTTTTTGAAGGTGAGACTTGCTCTACAAGCTATAGTCAAAGACAAGGCAAGTATCAAGATCAGCCTGAGAAAGTGGTATTCGCTAAAGTCTAAGATTGTTGGATTACATTCTCTATAAGAGCAGCAATCTCCGCTGCTTTTTTAACTTGTGGGCATTTAATAATATGGCAACATACTCTTTCTAATAACAAAAATCCAACATACTTGCCTTCAATTAAGTAAAACATATAGCTATAAGTCTTCCTCGACTCTAACCATGTTTGGCATACCTTGCCATTTTTGACATTAGAAAACACATATTTATCACCAGATTCTAATAAAAAATTAACTTGCAATGATACGTAAGAATAAATACATTTATTGTCTAAAACTTGCATTTTTTTTGTTTTAGCACATACTTCTATCCAGGTGGAAAAGCTATCTGCAAATATGCCTTTATCAGTCCTCTTTGTCTGATCTAAAAAGAATAATGTAACTCTATTAAATCCTGCACTTATCAGCTCTTGTAAATATGATTTAATGTATTCCTCCTCTTTAGTGGTAAAGGATGGTGTATTTAATGTGTTCATGGAATTTATTCTGTCATTTAATGTTTTTACACTTTTCTTAATCAAGTAAATTATCCATGCACTTATTAAAGAAAATAAGATAGGAAATGCGTCTATAATCAATTGAGACGCGACAGATGACACTAAAGATAAATCGTTATTTTGAGAAGGAACTTCTTTGTATTCAGCCATTTTTTTGCTCCCTAGCTGCTCTTAAATAAAAGTTGCCAATCTATCTTTTAAGTATTCCACCCTGTCTTTGTTGACGTTGTATTTCTACTATTACTGCTGTTTTAATAGCACTCTGCATCGCATTTGGATCTATGGACGGTGATTTGTCACCATCTTGACTTTCAATCGTTATAGGCACATTTACAGTTGTATTTGTTGTTGGTTGATTAATATTTCCTAGTCCAGGAGATGGGGGAATAACTCCACCACTTGCAAAGTTCATTATGTTTCTTACTTTTAATTCGCTATTGCTTACGTTGCCTCCCATGGCATAGTTCATTACGGATTCAATATTGTTGTTTTTAATTGCTTTATCTAATCCCATCGACTGGAACTTAGCATTGTCAGCAACACTCAACACTCTTTCTCCTGGCGTTAATACTGCTACTACTGG